CCTGGAATTCCAAAAGCGTTCTTAGACCCAGGGTGGCGAATGGTGCCGCCCTTGTTGTGGATCGCCGCATAGCCGAGCTTAGTTCCCCAAACGATTTTGGTCCCCTCAACCCGGTGGACGTTGTTGCCGTCTGCGATGTTCGTCACGCTTCGCTTGAGCAAGCCGCTTCTGTAGAGAATCCGTTTGTTGCCCGGCTCGCCTTTGCCGCGCGCCATGGCCTCAAGCTGTAGAATCTGCGCATCGCTGTATTTTGAGAGCTTCTTTTTTTTGGCCTTGCTCACGCCGTTTCGAATCGTCGAGGCCTGGAGGGGCTTCCAGCCCGGCCCCTCTTGATCAAAATTATATGCAATCGCTTGCATAATAATTTTGGCCACGGCCTTTTCTCTGATGGCTTGCTCGAAGGCCTGGCGCATTCCGGTGGGTTCAAAAATGCGCTCTAAGCGATTTATGACTCCCTTGAAGTTGACCGTAAATGAGGCCATCAGTTGCCCCTGCGGAGCCGCAATCCGAACGTGTCGAGATAGTTCTTGCTCGGGTCGTTCACTTGCTCGGCCGCATAGGTCGCGCTGTCGCGGTGCTGATCCGTGTTGATAATCATGCCGCGATAGCCGTCATCAGCCTTGCTGTTTGTCGGGGCTAGGAGCATGTCCTCGATAGGCGGGGCGAAGCGATAGCGCACAATCTGAGAGCTGCCAGCGGCAAGACCATGACTGCTCTCACGCACGCGCCCGAGCATCTTGTCGAGCTTCTCCTCGTATTGAGCTTCCATGGCCTTGTAGTATTCGCTGCCGTCGATATGCGTCCCACGGCCGAAATCAGTCGAAAGGACCAAGATAACCGCGCGGGCGTCCACAAGGGAGCGCACCGCCCGGATGCTGTGATTCGGCATATCGATAAAGCGACCCGTGCGAATCGAGCGAAACGGCACGGCGTACCGATTGCGCAACTCTTGCTCGACGTCCGTTTCGGCATCGACAATGAGCTGGCACAAAAGGTCGTTCGGAAACTCCCCATCGACAGGGACGGACCCGGCTTGAAATTGCACTTTACCGGCAAGACGAACCTTCACACTGTCAACTGTCGTGTAAACGGGTTCGTTTGCCATCGGGTTATTCCTCTACTTCTTCGGATTCCTTGGCGGGCTTGGCGGTCAATTGCTTGATGCGTGCTTCGAACACGGGATCATGCGGCGTCTGAACGACGGTCTTGGTCGCCTCTGCTTCGGCTTTTTCCAATTGATGAAGCTCATAGTCTTCGACGAGCATTGCGCGGACGTTTGGCGTAACGCGATTCTCAAAACGAATGTGTCCAATGCTGCAAAGATTATCGGCGATCTCTTCCGAAACGTCGTATTCTTTGCCGTGCTCGTAACCTAAAAGTCCATGACCTAAAATCTTAACTCGCTTTAGGCCTTGTTTAGATGGGCGTCCCATTGTGTGGCTCCTTTTCAAAGACAGAAGGGCGCGCACGTTTCCGCACGCGCCCCGTTGTGGCTAGGTCCTTAGATAGTGACTGCGGTCAAGACGTCGAACGCCCGCTTGAGGCGAGGGCCGCCGTAGAAACCACCAAGGATATCAATGTAGGGGTTGCCCGGACGGTTCTCGATTTGCTCATCCACGAGGATGAACTTACCGGGAGCCGGAGCGTCGATACTGCCGTTTGCAAGCGACAGGGTCATGCAGACATCGCCGACCTTGTTGCCGTCAGGCAGCTTGCACTCGAAGAAAATCGAGCCATCGGGGATGAAGAAGATGGCGTCACCGACGGTCACTTGACCCGTGGTGGCGTCAACCGACTCAGACTGATACCAACCCTTGTAGATCTCAATCTCTGGCATGCCGGGGATCAAGAACTGACAGACAGCGTTGATGTCGTGCATCTTGTACGTTTCAGAAGCGAAACGGCTTTGAATGAGCGACTGCACGTTCGGGTTATCAAGGAAAATGCGCGCCGTGTTGGCGTTCATCACGACCTTGCTAATTTTGTACTTACGGAACGGAGCGTATCCGCCCATGATCCAGTAGCGCAAATCTTGTACGGGCGTTGCCGACGAGTTCGCCGTGGTGAAGTTACCCGAACCGTCGTTGTTGCCCCAGGGCACGCTCGGAGCGACGTTGTGGTTAGAGGGCTTGCCGAAGTTCACCGTCTTGCCGTCGTACACGTAGGTGCCATTGAAAATGGCTTGCCAACGCAGAAGCTCCATGCGGGCTTCGATTTTGTTGTTCAACACGAGGGCGTTCTCGTTCAAGTGCTGGCGGATACCGCGTTGCGATTGATCGTTCTTGCCCAGCTCGCGCAGACGAAGGATTTCGGCTTCGCCAAAGCGAATGAATTCCTTGTAAGCACCCGGCGCAAATTGTTGCGTGTGGAATTGACGACGCTGGCCGCCTTGAGGATCAGCACTAAGGGTATGTTCCTTGATGAGACCGCCACGGGCCTCCCACACGTCCACAAAGATGGACGCCGTAGGCATGTCGATAGACGGCATATATTTCGCGCCGAGATATTCGGCGGGATCGGTTTCGATTTCCCGGATAACCTCTTGGAGTACCCGAGTGTGAGCTGCTGCAAAAACTGACGACATTTTTTATTACTCCTTCAATTAAAATTGGAAAAGGTTGGTTCCGTGTTCGATGTAGGACTGGCCGTAAAGCGCAGAGATAGCGCCAGAGTCCAGACCGATGAGGAGATCCTTGAACAAGGTCCCGGCCTTGATGATGACGGCTTCAGAGCCGTTACCCGAGGAATCGGTGAGAACTTGCTCGGCAAGGACGCCGACGGGAACTTGCGAACCGTCGGAGTTGCCCGAGGCGTAGGCCTTCAGGAAACCGGCATCAGCGCCAGTCGAAGCGTAACCGAGCACGAGACCGGCTTCGTAGGTCACGAGCGTGCCCGAAGCGGCGGGCTTCATGCGGCCACTTGCAAATTGAACGAGGTCGGGGCGCTTCGCGATAACTTGCTTGAAGTTGTCGCGGTAGTCGCTACCGATAAAGAGTGCGTCGCGGAGTTCTTGAGTTGCCATTTTCTATATCCCCCTTGGAAAAATTATTTGGCTTCTTTTTGTTTTTGGATTTCTTCGGACAGTTGCTTGTGTTCTTCGGCCACTTCGCCCATGGCTTCGCCTTCTTCTTTTTCGCTAGCCATAAGCTCTTGGACCATACCGGCAAGGCGTGCCATTTGGGTGTTCAGGTTATCGACTTCGGCTTGGAGGTCTTTCGGCTCCATGCCCGCTTGACCTTCAGGAATCTCGGAGAGTTCCTTGGTCTCACTGCCGCCGTATTGGCTAAGAGATTTTTTCATCTCCATGCAAACAGCTTTGGCCTTTTCCACGTCGCCAGCTTCGAGATGTTTCGACATCTCTTCCCACTTCGACATGTGCTTAGCCATGTGCTTCATTTCGGATTCTTCGTCCGAAAGTTTGTGCTCTTCATGCTCGGCACCGAGCTTGTGCTCGTGCTCGTCGGCAAGCTCGTGCGTGTCTTTGTGCTCTTCTATGCCGTCGCTGCCGTCTTTGAGCTTGAACTTTTTGCCGCCGCTAAGCTTGGCAAAATCCTTCATGGTCTCGGCCTTCAAGCGCTTGACTTGCGATTTCTCAAGGCTCTTGCCCATGTCGGCGAAGTCGGCGGCGCTAGTCGTGCCACGTTGACCGGGGATGACCACGGGCTCGCGAGCCTCGAAGGTCTTAAGTACGGTCTCAAGAACGTCGTCCGTAAGAGCTGCGAGCTTCTTCGTGTCCATGTTCTTGTATTCGGCAGGTGTGAGCTTCTTCGAGCGCATCAGACCACCAAGACGACGAGTAACCTCTTGATGACGACCTGCGAGCTTGATGGTTTCGTTCGTCTTAACGAGTTTCGAACTCAATTGCGTGAGCACCTCGTTTGCGGACTGAAGCTGAGTCATGCGTTTCGCACGAACAGCTTGCATCTTTGACAATGCTGACATTTTTGTTTCTCCTTTTTTTCTTTTAGATAAAAGCATGGCCCCTGGCGCGGCAGGGGTGATGACTGTGCTGGTTTCTCCGAGGGTGTCGGTGGCTTCGTCGATCCCGATGGAGAGGTGATAGATTCGGCCATCGTTCACCGCCTTCACGTTGTCTGCGCCAAGGAATGTGATTTTTGTCACGGCACAAGCCACGTTTTTGCCGACCTTGGGAACGTCGCGCACTTCGAACTTAAGGAGATTGTTCAAACGACCACGGATGCGGTCGTTGCTGTCGCCTTCGTGCTGATCGAGAATCGGAGGAAAAGCGCCGATGGGCATTTTGTCCATGCCGCCGTACTCGGCTGCGAGCTTCTCGATCTCCGCATTGTGCTGCTCGACAACGCGCTTGATGCGGTCGGCATCGAATGAGATTTCGCCATCACCGCTTTGAAAAACAATAGGAGCGCCGTCCGGCCCGGAGTGCACCAGGATGGCATCGCGTACGATTTTTTCATCGGTATCGGCGGAATCTTTCCGCTGACCGATTTCACCTGTCGCGTCGCTAAGACGTTTCAGAATGATGCTCCCAGGCATCCCAAGCGAGAAGTGGCGCTACTCGTCGAGATTGCTACTCGATTAAGTATGCCACCCTTTTAAAAAAATTCACCAAGAGGGCAAAAAAACCTTTTTAGGGGCGGTGCGTTGCTACGAGCGCCAACCCGGAGGTAACGGGACGACCTTGCGCTTTGTCGGATCGCGGTTCGGATCGGCCAGCATGCGGCGATTCGATGGCGTGTCTTCAAGCGGAATCAGGTCGGAGCGGCAGTTGTAATGACAATTGTGAACAACGTACCCGCCAGCGACATAAGTCTCGTCTTCTTCGACCTCTAAGTTGAAAACCTCAAAGCCGCCCTTTTGCGTCCAGACTTTGGCTTCGGCAAGCCTAAGTGATGCAAACGTATGTGATCGGCATTGCTCATGACCTGAAGATTTTCCGGCCGATTGTCCGCTTTGTTGTGATTTATGTGATGAACGATTTCCTCGGGCGTCAAAAAACGGCCAAGAGTTTTTTCCATTACGAGTCGATGCTCCAAGACGTAACCACGGGAAGAAGCGCCGGGGTGATTCGGGACATAAACCCCAACATACCCTTCCTTTGTCGTTGATTTGCCACCCGCCCAGGAAGGATGGGAGGCGGCTTTCTGCAAAGGATTGAGTCGCGATAGATGACAAGACGTCGAACAGTATTTTCGGTTTCTGAAACAATACGCAACCCACGATTCCTTGCCACAAGCAACGCAAAGAACTTGGAACTGACCGTACACCCTCTTCTGAGTTCCAAAGGTTGAACGCTTCAACAAATTTTCCACTTGTTGTGAGGTAAGGGTGATTGGGGGTTGCCACGGCGTATCCGATTTGAAGTAGGTGCCCGAATCCCGAAGCCGTACGATGTAATTTCGTGACCTTGCGCCATCTTTTTGCATGGGTCCAAACGTAATCGCCGACAATTATAGTGTCGAGCCTCTTCCACCCATTTGTGGTCAAAACAGGCGTAAATCCCGTAAAACAAGCTGGCGTGTTCTTTTTCAAAAGCTCGGTGTTCGGCCGGTAGATTAACCCGTGCCGACTAGCGCAAATGCTCGTGCGCGACGTATCTTTGACGCTGTCGAATAGGAAACCGATGGTGCCCTCGTCGTCTTCGAAATAGGCAACCTGAGCCTGGGCGAAATAGTTCGTGCTCTCGGTTTGAAAAATCGTGCTTACGCGTGCGCTCGTGGTCTTAAAGGCTTTTTCGACCTGCTTTTTGGCCTCTGTCTGGGTCATTTCGTTATTCAACAAGGCCGGAATGATCTTTTTGAACTCTTTGGACAGTTTCTTTTGATACTGTCGCCGAAGGGTCGCACTC